CACTGTTCTAGTAAGATTAGGTGGAGTCTAGAGTTTCCGCCACTGGTGTCCCCATCCCCTGAAGACACCTGTCCGACCCTCTTAAACTTGATACCACCTTGGGTCACGCCTCTGCGCACCCCACCTCTATCAGCAAGAGCAAGCAGGCATTCACGTGGAGCACCAACTGACGCATACTCACGACTAAGTAAACGTAGCGGTGTCGGTCCCACAGATCTGTCCCACCTCTTGCAATCAACTGCAAACCATTCGCAAGCTGTCTCACGAAACTGCCATGAAATACGATCTTTGAAAGCTCCAATCTCCTCCGCTGACCTACCCCCGGCATACATGAAATAACCATCAAGACCATATACCCTCATAAGGGCCTTGCCATAGGCCCAAGTAAATGGACCCGTGGCGACCTTGACACTCACAGACCTCCCCTGAATAAGACGAGGAGCGAATGATTTCTTAGTGCGTACAGTTCCCACTTTACTAATGCGTTTTTCCCGCTTGACAAATGCTTTCATAACCAAATCTTTATGTGTAGGAGCACAGATATTGGAATTCATCACTTGACCTTTGGCACGCGTAGGTAGGTGCTGTAACCATTGCACGTAGTCCGGCAAAATTACTTTCGGCATTCTACGTGCCTGGTGCCACCAAGAGCACCAGACTGGGTTCGGATCCGTATGTCTAGAAGTCACTCTGCTCATAACAGCAGCTCGTTCATTGCACAAACAGGTCCTGGAAACCTCAACCTCCACACCTTCCACTCCGAACGCAATGAAGTGAATCGACTCCTTTGGCTCTTTGCAAGGTAGGTGTCCGTGAAGGGGGCATCCCGACGGCATTATGATTTCGTTGTGTGGATCAACGGGCTCATTAACCCTAAGGCTTTCCTCATCTACACACTTGTCCATCAGCTTATCAACCTGCGTATCAATAGCAGGATCACCAATTACACTGTTGAACATATAGTGCGTGCATACCCCTAATGGCAACGAGAGCCGCCCTGCGAAGATGTGCATCAGGGCTGTTGGTAAATACCGCAAGCCCTTATCATACCCCTCTACTATTGGCAATAGTAAAGACATCGCAGGGTGAATCCGCTTGAGCGACTCCTCCGCGGCTACTAACAAGATCTCACTAATCTCTGACCTTGCTAGACTCAAGTTGCCCGGTACCGAGCTAAGAAAAGCGCCAGATATGGTGAGGGCCATGGACGCGATTACTTTCACGAACTTGCCCAAACCCCACCCAGCATAATGGAAAAATTTGTTGAACTTAACCTGAAGTGTTAAAGCGGTCGGTACAGTCTTACTAATGTACTCCTGTAACTCACGCTTACGACTAACTGCATAATAGCCCATCAACAACGTAGACATGTACCCGGCCCGCCTGTACCAATACCACGGGTCACCGTTCCACGCCTGTTTTGCGACGTTGTTGATGCTCAAACACCCAGGAACTAACGATCTGTACATAGCTGCCTCCATGCTATTGCCGTAACACAAAGCAAGGAAAGCTAACTTGGCAGAAACCATACCCTTCATCCCATTAGGAACAAGGTGTGACTCCTTAACCATTATCTCGGCATAACGCATGAGGTCACGAAGCAACCTATCATCTCTCACACGCCCCGCTACACGTACGTACAGTTTATCAACTAATACGCGCGGCACCGGAACAAGTCCATAAACACGCTTACCAATATCAGTCAACCCCACCCTATCAAGTAAGGTTGGTTTTAACTGTGTTAGGTTAACGTCAACG